ATTGCACTAAACAATTCTTGAGCAAGTGCATCATCTATCTGTCCACGCTCTAACCAAAAGTCTATGTAGCGTTGAACAGTTTCTTTCCAAGTCTCTCTACGCCCGTCTTCTTCCCGCCACCTAGCGTAACGGGATTTGTGTATGTATTGTTGATATGAATCCATTATACTTCCTCTTCCACTTCTTCGTCCCAAAAACCATCGTTAGTGAGTTGCCAGATACATAGTTGACAAATCATCCAATCCCCTTCAACAGCAAAGAGTTCGTCAACTTCCTTACATCTTTCACATTTACCCTTTTTCATCGGGCATCTCCTGAACCTTTAATCGTGTCGTTAATCTTACGCTTGTATAGTTTGTTTAAATTATTAAATGCAATGTCACTCAGGTTCAGTCCTGCTTCATCTGTCAACATAGCTAGATACCAGAACACATCTCCTAGTTCTGCTGCTAGTTGATCTTTAAAGTCTGCTGGCTCTCCGTCTCTAATCTTTTTCTTAACCTTCCCTGCTACTTCACCAGCCTCACTTGCTAGACCCATAGTTAGATACACTAGCGATGAGTCTTTAGGGAAGATGGCTGTGGCAGCACACTTACTTTGATACCAATCAAACCCTTCAAACATCCCTGTAATTTGTTCATAACTTGCTCCACCTAAATCGTTTCTCATCCCCAGTTCTCCCCTTCTGTTTCTTCCATTAATTGAATCATTTTGTTTAAGTACCAGACTGCTTTCTTGGCGTCCTGTATAGGCTTGCCTTTGTTCCACATCCTAGACCCTGTATATTTAATCACATTACCTTGGCAGTATGAGATAGCATCAAACTTGCCTAACACATCTACAATGTAATCTATCGTCTCTATCTCACCAGCATTGTAGTGTGGTGGGTTATTTATTTGATCTACCTTTTCCATAACTTTACCTTCTTTGTTTTAAAATTGTATTCCCCGTCACGTAGTATCCGCGCCAGCCTTGCGTTCTCGATGGCTATCTCTTCGCCTAAACCTTTAGCGGCATAAGCATCTACAACTGTCTGCCATGTAGCACCGTTCTCTTGTAGTAACTTGTCTGCTGTCTTCGCTCCAACAGCAGGGCAACCCTTGTAGTTATCTGTCGAGTCACCTACCAAAGTTTGATACAAGAACCAGTAGTCTGCTTCTGCTTCATCAACTTCAGTGACCTTACCGTCTAGTAAATGGTAAGCTGGGATAGTTAACAAGTCTTTGTCCGCAGACCATATTACTGTGTTCTTATCCGCACTACCGAGTATTCCTAAAAGGTCATCAGCCTCTAGCCTCTCCTCAACTTTGCCATTGTAATTATCCGCTAAATATTTTTTAGCAAAATTCAGAAGCATGGGTTTGCGAGTACCCTTACGATTAGCTTTGTAGTAAGGTGCTACCTCTTTGCGGTATAACTTATCTCCCGACAAACACGTTATAAATTTACTACAACCTGACTGCTCTTTAATTTCATTCATAAAGACAGACATATTTTGTATGACATCTTGTTCAAAAGCGTGGAGTGTCCAAAAGCCATCACCCCAATCAATAGGTGTCTCGGCTACAGTAGCAGCTTTGTATGCTACTATATCTCCATCAACTAATAATGTTCTATTCTTCATCCTCATCCTCCAATGCCTCAAACAATCTTTCCATCTCTTCCTTTTGTATTTGCAAGCCTTGCCTTGCTAAAACTATTTGTAGAATTATTTCGCCTATCCATTTGACACCTAGCGATACGCTTACAAACAGGAAGCTGAATACTAAGATCATGTTTAGTGTCGTGCCTTCCATATTATTTCCTATGCTTAACCAACGTAAGCTTACGAGTGACAGGATCAAACTTAATAAACTGTACTCCAAGTTTCTTTTGAGTTGGTGTTCGGCTTGGGAGGTTTGTATTTTTACCTTCCATCTTGACATCGAACAGGTAGACCTCACCGTCTTTAATGCCAATAACATCAACCGCTCCTGTAGAACCAGCGTTATAGAATACTTCAAACCCTTCATCCCATAACCACGTAATTGCATACAGCTCTGCCACATCTCCTAAACGACTCGGACTAGTGAGTCTCTGCCCAACTTCTGCCGACATCGAACTCTGAGTCGAGAGGACATTTGAATCCATATTTTTCTTCGGTCTTTTTAATAGCCTTTTTAGTGATTTCACCTATGTCATCCTCCAAGCCTTCCTTTACTATAATTTGCACTTCATCGTGTACAAACGCCACTATCGCAACTTCTTCTGTAGTGTAGCCTTTAGCACGTATCATCTGCTCTATTGTTCTGTACCAATACTTACAGACAATAGCTCCAGCAGATTGAAGCAGTGTGTTTAATGCTGCATGGGGATGACGGATGGGAATTAACCTACCGTCTAAACCTTTAATAAACTTTTCACCATGCTGAGTTTCTAGTCGTAACTTAATAGCTTCGGTTAACTTCTTGAGAGCTGGCGTCTTAGCTAGGAATCGCTTTTTAATTTGTCCGCCTTCCTTCGCTCCCTTGCCAATGATCTCTCCAATTTTTTCGTTGCCCGCTCCGTACAAGAATCCGTATATAAACGTCTTTGCTTGTGGACGAGTTTGTAACCCCGCTGCCATTTGGTTTGCTGTGTGTATATCACCTTCTAAAATTTCCTTACCGTACTTACCACCGTCATACCTTGACATATAATGTGCAAGGCATCGCAGCTCTAAACCACTAGCGTCTGCCCCCAACAAGGAGTAACCCTTCGGGGCGTGAAATAGTTTGCGACATTCCTCCCCAAAGGCGGCTGTTCCGCTTGGTACTTGAGCGACATTAGGATCACTGTGTGTACAACGAGAAGTAACAGCACCCATGTGATTAACTCTACCGTGTATTCGTCCTTTCCTTTCAAGCTTGAGCCACGCTTGTTTACCATTTCCTAATTGTCCTAATCTTTTGTTTAGCATTAAGAACTCTGTCAACAACCTAGCTTCAGGCATATTAATCCCTGCTAGAATTTTTTCATCAACTTTTGGCTCTCCTGATGGAGTATGCTCTTTTGGTATCCAACCCTTTTTCATTAGCCTATCGGCAATCTGCTGTCTCGATGCAGGGTTAAATGGTATTGTTTTTGTTTTCGTTTTCAGCTCAACTACAGTTGGTTCTAAGGTGTTAACTAATTCTGTTTCAATCTCTAGCTTCCTAGCTGAGAGCTTCGTATATAACTTTTGTGCAGCTTCCACATCAAACGGGAAACCTATGTTCTGTTGTTGTAATAACAGCCTAGCCATCTCATGCTCTAGCTCCATAGGTTCTGCTGGGTATCGCTTGCGCTGTATTAATTCGTACAGCTTAACATTGAGTGCTACATCTTGAGCGCAATACTCTAGCATCTCAGGGTTGAACTCGGTCCAAGCATCTTCCTGTTCACCGTAAGCACCCTTGTTGTAGTTAAGGCGTTGTCCCCAAGCCTTAAGAGAATGTGAACCAATCATTCTATTGTCCACTGTTCTCTTCAAAATGTCTTTTTCTTTTAAGTTGGGATATATTAACCGAGAAGCCACAAGCGTATCAAACACCTCACCTTCATAATCAAAGTCATATAACTTTTTTAATACTGGTAAGTCATAGCCTATGATGTTGTGACCACCTATCTCTGGTGACTCTCTTAATAATGCAACACCTTCTTTTAAAGTTTGTCCAAAGAACTTCCATTGAACACCTGTCTTTGTACACTGTGTAACTATACAATGCACCTTGGTTACTTCATCAAGCAACCCATCTGTTTCTATATCAAATATTAACATATATCCTCTCGCTGGAGTGATTAAAATGGTACATCAAATTCCTCTGACATACGCCCTGTTGTGGTGTTGAAGTGAAGCTGTCCTGCTACACCTGTCTCACCAGACCATCTGTTCTTTAATATACGTACAGTAGTCGTGTTACTTGTCTCAGCGTCCTGCTGATTTCTTTCTAAACCAATTACAATGTCTGATAGTTGAGCAATAGCTGCTGACCCTCTTAGTTGCGATAGGGATGTCATAATCCCTTCTTCGTGACCTTTGTCACCACTTGGTCTGCGTAAGTGCGATACAACAATCAAACCTATACCTAGTTCTTCTGTTAGTGATCTGAGCTGTGTCATCATATTATCAATGATACGTCTCTCGTCACCACCTTCGATGCCTGATACAACAATACTGATGTGGTCCAATATAATGTACTGGCACCCACACCCTCTTGCAAGGTATCTAATCTTAGCCAATAGGTTATCGCTCTCTGTCGATCCCCAATGGTCATACATAAACACTCTACCTGTACCAAGAGTAGCGTCAAACGCCTCTCTAAGCTCCTCTGTCGGGACTTCTTCAAGATGTACAGGTTTGTTAAGGTGTAAGGACATAAGTCCCTGTGCTGTACGTTTACTAGATTCTTCGAGTGCTACATATCCTATCGTAGCCCCTTCGTTAAGAAGGTGGTAAGCAAACTCTCTTGTGAGTTGTGATTTACCTAAACCTGAACCAGCCGTAACAGTTACAATTTCACCTAACCGACACCCGCCTATCTTGTTGTTAATCCCTTCATAAGGGTAAGGTACTGTGTGTACATTTTTCTCTGTACTAACTTCTTCCCATAAATCTTCACCGTTGATAATGCCATCGGGGGCAAACTCTCTTGCTCCCCAAAACGCATCAATCAATTCAGGCTGTCTGCTTTCCTGAATCATTTCATTAGCATCTTTAAGTGGTAGCTTGGCAATCTTTGCTTTGCGTGGTGATAGTAGTGCCGCACACTCTAGTGCTGCTTGTTGACCTACATCATCCATATCAAACATAAAGACAACCGATTCAAACTTCTCTAACCACTCAATAGATTTTTTAATATCTCTCTTTGCTCCTGCTGCCCCTGTCTTGACAGACACAACAGCCCACTTGTGATCAAAAGCTTGCGAGACAGACATCGCATCAATCTCGCCTTCAGTGATAACACAAGTACGCCCTCCATCTCGCCATAAGCTTTGACCAAAGAGTCCAGCTTCTTTTAAATCACCTACGACAGCAAATGTTTTATCAGGATAGCGTAACTTCTGCGCTACAGTCTTACCATTCTTATCTTTGTAGTTGGCGACTTGTACTCCGTCACCTGTTTGGTAATCCCAAAAGCGTACAGTCTTTTCTGTTAAACACCTTTTAATCAGGGGTTTATATTCACCTGTCTTAAAGTTAACTTCTTTGACTGCGTTGTCCACTATTCTCTCCTGTTCGTCTGGTTGCCCGTAAGTCTTACAGCTAAAACAAAATGTGTGTCCATCAGAGTACAAGCTGTTTGCATCTGATGAACCGCACACCTTGCATGGAGTGTGCATTATAAATTCACTCTCCGTTGATCCATCCATCTGGTATAATTTCCTCTGCCCATGTAAAGTTATGTTTGTCAGCCCATTCACCGCAAGTCATCTTCGTTCCGTCCTTGCGTTTCTTTGCACCCTGTACTGGGCTGTTCGCTCGTTGGAATAAGAACCTTATGTCCAACTCTGGGTGTTGCTCTTTCATGTTTCGCATCTTACGTTGCGCGTCCTGCCGAAAGTATCCCTTGACCTCGACATATATATCACCAATCTTTAGATCAGGTGTGTACTGTCTAGTCACCGTGTAGGGTAGCTTACAAGGTTCATACTCATAAGCTACTCCACGACTGTTGAGGTTGAGTTGCACTCGTTCTTCTAGGGTCGATCTAGAAGTCAGCGGCATCTGCAAACTCCTCTGTTACTACAGAGTCGTTAGACGCTACATCGCTAGGAGGGGGTGCGATATAGCCATCCTCCTCATCAAAGACGCTAGTTGCTGTGTTACCATATTCAACTAGGTCTATTACTTGCACTGCTTTCAGTCTTAACGATACGCCCACCTTCTTGGTTGACTGCATGATGTAAGGGATAGGCTCGAAGGCTACCTTTACTCGTGAGCCATTACCAATTAGCATATCTTTTGGCAGTGGTTGTTTCTTTGCATCGATAACAGCGGGCTGTTGCTCGTAATATGTCCCGTCCTTACGCTGTACCTTAGCTTTTAGTTTAAATTTAAATTCTACTTTACCAGTATCGTCACCAGTATCTTTATCGTAGACTGTTTGCACTACTTCCTGAGTGGTCAGAGTATTCTTCAGTGGTGGCTTTTCTTTCACTGCTCTCTTAAATTCCTCTTGGACTATTTGTTCTAGTCGCTCACTCATCTCTGCGGCTTCCTCTTGAGAAAGCTGAAGGTTGATACTGTAGTCACCTAATGGGTTCCATTTCGTATCAGGCTCTAGAACTTTTGCCCATTGAGCTGAACCTTCGAGTACCATAATATTTTTCGCCATAAATTATATTCCTATTAGTTAATGTTTTAGTTTGGACTGCTTATGGGGTCCCATCCTTTTACGCAAAAAAGTAATCACTTTTAAGCACCTCATTTAAGTCAAGTTCCCCTTTACTTGGTGGTAACGGCACATCCGTTCCCTCCGCTAATGATGCTACTGCGGTATCGTAGATATTTTGCAATACATCATATTCTTGATACATCTCAACAAACGCTTCTCTTAACTTATCATTAAGCAAAGGCATATTTGGTGAGTGTGTTCCGTAACTGTCATGCACCATTGCAAAATCAGTTACCCTTTCTTCCAGACATTTACCTACCGTAAAGGTTAATGCTGCGGCATCTAACGAGTGAACTAAATTAGGACTAGCACCTGATGCAGCTTTACGCGCATCTACCGTATTATCAAGAGGGGTTGAGTAATTTAACCTCACTATTGATCCGTTCAAGTGTGTCTTTATCCTAAGTTTTTTCTGCTCATTATATGTTTGCCTTACCAGTAATCCTGTTGGTGTCGTCCATTCAAACATCTTACCCTGCTTTGCGTATAGTTTTGCTATATCTTTAACGTAGTCCATAACACTATGTGCTGAGACAATAACTTCGTTAATCGCTTGCCATACAAATTTAGACAGGTAGATCGAAGGCTTAAAGAAATCATCATTCCAAGGGTTACGACCCTTACATTTTTCTTCTAAAGCTTCGTTGATATACTCTGTACAAGCGTGGCGTGTGCCTGAATACGGTACAATCATCACTGGTCTTTTCGTTAGCTTCCTGCATATTCCTATATCTAGCAACTCCTTCGCTAGTGTTGTGTCCTGCTGTTGTAGTAACTCTGTTGTTCGTTTAGCTACGTCAGCATAAATATCCTGCGGAACATCACTTGGTAATAAGTTAACTGACCTACCACCATCTTCATCCCTGAGCATCGCTGAAAGGTGCTGTAAGCCATTACAAGAGCCGTCACTAGCACAGGGTAGGTGTGTCTCAAAATGCTCCCCAAACTGTCTAGCGTTGCTGTATAACGCCCACTCATAACACCAAGCCAAAGCTTGCCACGGCTTGTCCGCTTCCTGCCACCACTTGTTTGTCAATGGGTCGTTGTAAACGTCTACAGCATTCTGTACGTTCATGTACGCCCAAATCTCTCGATCTTCCAAACTTACTTTATCAACGCCAAACACGTTCGCACCATGTATCGCTAACCACCTAGCCTCGGAGTCATTTGTGATAGTAGCGGAGTTCGCAAACTCTAATAGTGCCTTGCTGTAATCAGCGTTTTGTGGTGACAGGAAAGACTCAACTGGATACTTACGCCCCCGAAAGTCCAGTTGCCAAACATACCATAGCTTCTCTCTGCCAGCATACTCTTCTGCAATCTGTATCGTGCGCTCAACCTGAATACGCTTCGACATAGATTTGTTGTTAAAACTGTGTATCTTGTTACGTTCTCTTTTAAACTCTTTAAATACTGCTGTTTCTTCTTCATTAAGATACTTAGGCTCTTTACTAAACGGGTATTTAGGTAAGCTTAAGTTATCTTTTGGTGGAAGCCCTTCCCACACTTGCCCGCTATCCCAACATTGACGTAGAGTTTCAACCACAAACTTATTAATACGCCAAGGTGTTTGCTGCAATGCGTTAACACAGGTGTACTCATGCGTTAGATCACACTTTAGTAACTTGTCGATATAATCCTGTACAATCTGTCTCACGACCACACCCTCACAAATGGTAACTGGTTAATATGTTCTGAGTAGTAACCACCACCCCAGAAGTCATCCCAATCTTTAGGTTCAATAATACATGGGCTATA